GTTTTTAGGCTCTCCAAGATTACCCCATTGATTGTGTCTTGGATCTCTTTGTTGTTTAATTAATTCTTTATAATATTTTGGATGTTTCCAAACAAATGTCATATTTTTTCCTTCATATTTTTTGTGAACATGACCCACAAATGTTATTTACTTAATCTTGTTAACATCTTTTTATATTTTTTAGAATATGTTAATGCTAACTTTTGTTTTCTTTCCCAAACTTTTAAAAGTTTTTTAAGCTTTTTAAGTTTAAGATTTTTCTTTTCATCTTTTGTAAGAACTTTTGGTTTTAATGAACCATCGAACCATTTATTTTTTAAAGCATATTCAATCATTTCTTTTTCTAATAATGCTTGTTGTAAACTGTGTCCGTAATGATTCTTATATTGTTTTCTATAATCATAAACTCTGTGGGCAGCCATATGAATAGTATTCCACCAACCTTTATTCCATTCACTCCATGTTTTAAGATTTGGTAATTTCATATCATAAGGTAAACCAGAATGTTTCTTTCTACCAAATTTATGTAATAAAATTCTATAAGCTTTCCCGGCTTCTATTTTACTACAGCTTGGTATATCTTTAGGATATAAATTATTAACTGCTTCATAAACCTCACGAGTTTTTTTCCAATAGTCATTCATAACAACTCCTTTTGTTAAAGCGGGTCATATTCACGATGTTAAATAGCTAATAAAAAATTTATAAAAAAACTTTTTATATGTAATTATACCACACTCGAAAAATCCAAATTTTTTTTTATTGAAAACTAAACGCTTGACAAAAGCAGGGGTTCTATTCTGGATGCGACATCATGTAAGAATTAATAATTTTTTTTATAAAATTTTTTTCATTTCATTGAATAGTAAACGATTGAAAAAAAAATAAGTGAGCATTGACGTTGTAATAAAAAGTGATCTGACCGTTTTCGCAAAATTTAGAGCGAGGGAAGCTTAGGTAAAAAATTAAAATTTTTTTTTGCTACTTATATAGCAATATTATAAAGACCTTTTTTTGCATCTTCGACACTCTGGTCGTTAATTTTTTTTCTAAGGTCTTTTAATTTAATGTCGATCCACTTCATATCAGGTGTTACTCTCCCCTGAGATAATGCTTGGTTTGCCCACTTGGACTCCAATTGTAGTTTTCTCGACACTAGCTCCTGTAATGACATTTCTGTCTACCTCCTCAAATGTAATGTAGACACGATCTCCATAAAAACTTTCGTCCGCACCTACAAAAGTTCCACTCTCGATACCATTTGAAAATATAACGAGAGCATCTTTATCATTATCAGCCTCAACTATCTCATCAAAATATAAATCTTTATATCTTAATTGGACTCGATAAAGTTTCATGTATTATTATATATCAAATTAAGCTAAGAAATCAACTATGTGGATAATTTAGATTTATTCTCTGTCTTCATTTTAATACAGTCAAATTTGATGTAAATTTCATGCTCATTTACTTGTTCTTCACCTATTTCAATTAATTTATTTTTAGACTCTTCATAACCCCTTATCATACATTCATATGCGTTTTTGTTGCCATCTGGAAAAGTATAAGGTGGTAGACAGACATTTCCAATAGCACTACACATAATTACTGTTAAAAAAAATTCCATTTAAACCTTTGGTTTTTTAGGCGGTATTATTGGCTTTGGAAAATTTACTTCTCTGCATTCAAATTTTATAGCAATTTTTTGTTCTTCCACCTCATTTTGTAAAATACCCTCTATTTCTTCTATGTTTTTAAAGGTGTTAAAAGCCACTTTGTAGCCATTTTCCACACAATTTGTATGATTATCGTATTGATAAGGTGCTGTTGAGCTTTGTGGGCATTCCCCAGAAGCCATGCTGCATAAGTAAATTACTAAAATATATTTCATACAAAAAACCTATATTATCTTATAATATTAAATACTTGCAAATCCCATTAAAATAACTATATTAAGATTTGTAAATTACAAATTAATATAAGGTAACATAGATATGGATACAAAGATAGTTAAACGAATTAGAAGCAAAAGGGTTTATGAGTTTGAAGTCTAAGTCTGAAGCTTTTAATAATTGGGTTAATGAAATGGATAAAGTACTTTCAAAGACTCAGTTTCATACAATTGATGGTCAACCTTTAGAGGGTCAAGATCATCATTTTCAAAAACAAATAAAAAAACTTGTTGATGTTCCACTTGTACTAGATGGACAGGCAATCTATCCGTTAAATGATTGGACTGCCTCAGATTTAATCCAGAGTGAAATTGATGCAAAAACTTTAGAGGTAGACAAATATGTCAAAAACTAAAAAGAAAAAAGACGATAACGTGATTTACGTCACCCGTGATTACAGTATGTTTAAAACTGTTACGGGTAATCGAGAAGTCGATAAAGGTCACGTGCAGAAACTAAAGAGGGAGATACAGAAAAAAGATCTGGATCTACCCATCTTTATCAATGAGAATGATGAAGTAGTTGATGGCCAACATACTTTACAAGCTCGTAAAGAATTAGGTAAACCTGTCAGATACATTAGAGGTAGGTTTGAAAACGAGTTTGACGTAGCCATCATGAACGCCAACAGAAAAAATTGGCCTATGACTGCTTATCTTAACTTTCATATTGAAAATGGTAAGAAAGATTATCAAATTATTAAAGCAATGACTAAACAATATTCATTGCCTTTAGAATGTGCGATTTTTCTTCTTGCAGGTGGTTATTCAATGTGGAGAGAAACTCGAAATGATTTTAAACAAGGTAAGTTTAAAATTAAAACATTACAAAGATGTAATGAAATTGGTGCGGATCTAATGTTTATGAAAAATAATTTTAACATTAGATTAACACGATCATTTATTACAGCTTACGCAGTTGTATCGGAGCATCCAAGATTTAAATGGGATCGTTTCAAAACTGCTTTGAAAACAAAATCAGCTATGCTATTAAGAGGAACTAATACAGAAGATTTTGTTAGGGTATTTGATAAAATTTATAATGGGAACACTTCCAATAAAATAAATTTTATTAGATATTTTATTGATCGTGAATATCAAGAAGACGAGGGAGAAGAGTAATCCCCGGAAAAGGATAGAAAGATGGACATAAATAAATGGAAATCATGTGCCGTGGATATTGATACCTATTGCATTTTAAGAGCTATGGGTAATCACGGTTTTAGAAAACCCGCATCAATGATCGCTAAAATTGTTGATGATGAAGTAAAGAAAATTTCTAAAAAACAAAACACGGCATATGAAAAAACCAGAGAAAATTTACTAAATCAGGGTAAAAAACTCCTGAATGGTAAATAGTTGATCAACGTGGCACGGCTTGGGAGACTAAGCCGTGTTCAAATACTACTTGCATTCCGCAAAAAAATTTAATAAAAATTAATCATCGTATTCCAAATTACCTAATGAAAAAGAGGGGTTAATCTCTTTATTTTCAATTAATCACGGGCATAAATATTAACTCTAACTAAGGAGACTAGGTGTTTGGCTACGATAACTTTGTTTTTGAAAAAGATTTCCCTATGGGAAAAATTGCACACGGAGGAATTAAATCCATATCATCTTTTCCCCCTCCGTGTGTGATATGACTATACAAAATGAAACTTCGGCACATGTAACATTTTGCCGTGATCTTCATGGTTTAGAAAGATCCGAATTTATTGAAAGTATATTAGACGATTATTATTTCACGTTAGAGTTAGCTTTACCCCCTTCAATAACAAAATATCATCGTGAGTTACTCAGTAAACTTGTTAAAACTTTTGGGCATTAACGTGGCTGCGGATGTAATAAAAAATAAGAACAGCCCTGAGCAACGTTTATTTCAGGCAATTGTGCTACAGGCTTTTGAAGATGCCATGACTACTCAAGGGACTAAACAGGAAAGTTATCTTAAAAAAGAAGCTCACGATTGGTTATTAGATAAAAATAAATCATTTGAATTTATTTGTTGGAATGCGGGTTTTGACCCTGATGTAATATCAAGTAAATACTATAAACTTGTAAAAGATGGTAAAGTTACGTTTACTGAATTACAAAAAGAGTGGGTAAAATATAGAAAATTATATCAAGATTATCGTAAGGCAAAAACCTCAAGTGAAAGAAAAGAAATTATGGAGAGAATAGTCGAAGTAAATTTAAAAAGGTGACAATAGTTTGATATTCACGGCGGTCGAAAAAATTTTTCTCTGGGGAGGTAAAAAAGTTTTGAGAGCATTAAAGAACCACCCCAGAGCATATTAACTGTTAGGTATTTATGAAAAAACATAAACATTGAAATTATATCAAATTTTAGGGGTATGTAAAAGAAGTTTTTTTGTTCGTTGTCCGTGGATGAAAAAAAACGAGAAAGAAACCACGGACAACGGTTCATTAACAAAAGGTTTTCTATGAGTTTATAAAAAACTATGAAATTATAACATATTCTTCATCACAAGTCCCCGAAATTTTTTATCTATATAGATTAATTTACCCTAAATAAAAAATAATTTTTATCTACCCCCTAAAATGGTGTCCCTGATGTCCCTAATCAACTATTAATCAAATATATCAACACTTTTAATCAATTTTTATGGTGTCCCTATGGTGTCCCTATGGTGTCCCTAGGGACACCACTCTTGCGGGAAGACCTTCCATCATAGTTTTGGGTTGTGTTATTGTGTTAAAATAATCTATATAGAATAATATGGCTCAAATTAAAAAAGCAGATAGATCTGACAAAGACTTAACCCCTAAACAAAGACTTTTTTGTGATATTTTGGTGGCAAATTGGGGTGAAATTACGTACGCAGAAGCCTGTAAACAAGCTAAATATGAGTGTAAAAATGACAAAGATTATTCTGCTATTGCTTCCAGATTAATGAGTAGAAGATTAAACCCTCATATTGCTAAATATTTAGATAAAAAATATGAGGAGGAAGTTAAAAAATTCTCAAAAGATAAACTTAAAAGGTTTAAAAGACTAGATCATCTATCAAAAGAAGCTGAAAAAAATAAACAATTTAATGTATCCGTACAAGCTGAATTCAGATCTGGCCAATTAGCGGGGTTGTATGTAGATAAAAGGGAAGTTAAAGTAAGCGGTTTAGAGGGTATGAGCCGTGTTGAACTTGAGAAAAAATTACAGGAGTTGTCGAAAAAAATTGATGGATACAATGCCAAAACGATTGAAGGAGAAGCGGAAATCATACAAAAAATTGAAAAATAGTACTTGGTCAGAATTTATTTTTCTTTTTAATAAAAAACATAATAAAAATTTAAAAACAAAAATTGGTAAAGTAAATGTCAAGACGAAAAATTACACTAAACAAAAAAGCTAAAAGTGAAATTGAAAAATATCCTATGGTTGCCGTGGAATGGTATGATATTGTATCACAAAGTAATTGGTGTAGTTTTAATGAATTAAAAAAATCTAAATTAGCAACATGCATAACAAAAGGTCATTTATTTTCTCAATCAAAAGGTGTTACCAGAATATTTGGTGATTACTCTTATGCTGACAACGGGATAGATATTGAAACTATTGGAAACACAACTATAATCCCTAACAGTGTAATAAAAGATATAAAAAAAATTTAGTGGCGGACACAAGTTTACTTACGAAGACATATTTTATCTGGCACATAGCACATAAGCAACAGCACAAAATATTTCGAACTTGCATAGACACTAGGAGAAATGCCAAGCCCCCGCCACTGGGCTAAAGTTTTAATTAGGCTTTTTTATTTTTTCACCCTGCATTAATATATTGTCTTCTCCAAATTTATCTGACAACATTTTCCCCAACTGCGAGATCATTTTTACCTCTGATGTTTTTGGTTTACTGTCTCCTTTAGGGAATTCTTCATGCTCTATTAATAACTTAGGCTTTGTCCAATAGTACACTCCCTCATCTGCATAACTATCTTTAGGTTTTTCTAAAGATTTACATTCCGAAACATACCAATTATTTTCTTTAAAAATGTAAATATACTCAATCATGTAATCACCCCTCATAGAATAGAAATAATTCCATTCATCCCTAAATCTTTGTGGTGTTTGTTTTTCCTCACCCCTATCTCTTCCGTAAAAATAGCATTCATCAATACTATCTGCTAGGTATGAAGCTGAGCCATGATTGACTAAATTATCAGCTAGTAAATGATTATTATAGTATTTATGTAAACATAAACCCACCCCATCAATATAACCGTCACTATGTACATAGATTACTTTTATTTTTTTAGTAACTGGATCTACAACAGCTACATTCGATCGTGTTGACATCTCTTCCCTCACTTTGTTATGCAACTTTTTGTTTTTCTTTTGATAAAGATACTATATGAAATCTAATATCTTCACTGTCTTCAATAATACTAAAGCCCCTCAATTTCGTTTTAGCTTCTTCATGAGATTTGTACTCACCCACTATTGTAAAAATTGGAGAAGCCATAGTAAAAGTTCGTTCTCTAATTATTAAATACATTTTCCATATTACCTCCTTTCCTTTATGTGAAAATTTATTGTTATTATCCCATCATAACCTTCTCTCAAAGTCTCATCATATTCAACTGGACATTTCTCCAACCATTTTGAAAACATTTCTTGAGTTCTATTGTTATATCTTTTGACAGAATTTTTTTCTATAATTTGAGATATTTCCCTACTAGTTTGATCTGGCATCTTCATCCTTAGCTTTTTTAAAAGACTCTGTTAATAAATTTTGTCTAATTTTGTTTTTTATAAATTTGTTTGTTGACCTAATATGGTGGTAGCCTAAAACGACTACCACCACTACAAACAAAAGAAATATAATTAAAACAATCTCAATCATTAGTTATTATATATTTGTTTAAAAACTCTTACCCCCGCTTGAAATTGACCCGTAGAATATAAACCAAAACCAAAATTTTGATTTATATCTAGTAATTGATTAACAATGTTCCTAAACTCATCCATTGTTAAAGACGGCTCATTTTCTCCACCTAAGCCAGAACTATCACACCATAGATCCCCTTTTGGTAATAGTTTACACCCCCACCACCATTCAGGGACATTTAAATTATTTTTGTAGACGTTTATATCTACCTTAGACCATCCGTTAGGAATGTAATCCCCAAGCATAGGCATTGAGCTTAGTTTACCAAAGCTGTCTTTCAGCTCTTCCCTATCGTACTCATTTAATTGTAACGGCTCATCTTCATTAGCTTTAGCACGTTCCATAGCTTCATCATTTAAAGCTTTTATTGTCTCTAGATCCATCATCTTTTTTTTCTCCTTTTGTTATTATTTTGTTGCATGTTACCCCTCAAGATTATACTCATCAAATATTCTAACAAGATCCGACCCACTAAAATCATTATCTTTATTATGAATATATTTAAAGAATATTTTGTGTATCATTTTTGCTAGAATTTTTCTTACCCGCTTTTGCTTAGCTTCACTGTAATCATTTTCTAATTCCATCAACTCCGTTTCAATTCTTGGATGATTTGTTGATAGAGCTAAGGTTAAAGCATTGTTTAATATTTCTCTTGCGATCTGTGTATCAGTATGATCACCCCAAGGTTTTTCATATACCACCTTACCGCTACTGTCTGTCGTATAGTATCCACTCATTTTTACTCCTTTTGTTAAAATTAAACTTAAGATGAAATTTTATCTTATTATATCCCATCTGTCAAGTTTCCTGTTGCTTCATCTGATAAATTTTCTCCACCCGCTCTGAAGCCATTATTTTTTTTAACCATGCGATTAATTGTATTCCATATTTTATTCCAATCCCCCGCTTCAGTTATCCAGTGAGCAAGTAAAAAATTACCTTCACTATGACGGACAAAAATTTGTCCATTTTTCAACTCTAGGTTGATCCCCGCAGCTCCTTTATCTACACTCATTTTTTCTCCTTTTTGTTTTTTACTTTAACTATCCTATAATTATCTAAACTGTCCTCACACCCTTCCTCACAATTTAAATTCCAATCCTTAACATCTTCTCTTAAACATTTGTCAGCTTCCTGATAACTGTTAAAATATTCTGGTTCTCCATCAACAGTCCAATTATTTATCCATCCATCACACAATGTAAAAGTTTGCACTTCATACTTCTTGCTCATTTACACCCCCAATTCTCGTTCTGTAAAGCAGAATATAAATCAGAAAATTTCTGTATGTTGGCAAGATAATGATATTTTGGATGTAGACGCAATCGAAATTGATGATAAAACAAACCCCGCGCCAGAATTAAATGGCAAAGTGTTGTAAGCTCTAGTTTACTCATCAATATAATCACCATTAGAAAATTCAACTCTTCCGTTTGGATAAACGGTGACCATTCCACCCTTAAAAAATTTTTGATATTTTCCCTTTTTATCTGGCTCTAATCCTTTTACTCTTGTTTTCATTCTAATTGTAAAATAAACATCTTTACCGTATTTTTTTCTTACATCATCAGCAGACAATTCATTTTTCATTTTTTCTCCTTTTTTGTTAGTTTCATATTTTATCTCTCATTTTTTGAGCAACATATTCAACAACTAACCAACTTAAAACAGATTTAAAACTATCGTGATCATCAATATATTGTGTATCACCATCATTTTGTAAAAAATCTATTAGACCCCCTTGATTATTTATTATTTTCCAAATTTCTTTTTTATTTCTATCATAAAAAGATTGTGGATTTTTTATACTACTACGATCAAAAAAATCAGTTCCGTTATTATTTGCAATCCAATCAATAGTAATTTCTTTATTTATTTGTTGTAAAATTTCTTTTTTAATTGTCATATAACCTCCTTTTTATAAATTTTCTTGTCGTAAATATTCTGTTAATGTTGGAATATTGTTTTTTTTAATTTGACCTAAAACTTCAATATAGGGATATTCACTTCCATCATCTATATCAAATTCTTTTTTCCATCTTTTTTCTAATTTATTTAATTGTGTCTGTGTTGGTTTTTTTGGTTGATTTATCAAAACAACATCTGTTCCATATTTAGTTACAATTGATATTTTCCAAACTATTGACATTTAACCTCCTTTTTTTCAGGCTCTAACATTAAAACGTCCATATCTTCAGTTATATATTCTAGGGGTTTCAACCTTACATCATCCTTTAATCTGTAAGTAATTTCATTACCCTTACTATCTGTTTTTACATTGCCATCTTCATCCATTAAATAAAATGTAATGTCTGACACTCCAATATTCCAATGTTTCATTTAACCTCCTTTTTTAATTTCCAAATTGGCGGATCCCATATCGCATTAGGAAATTTACTTTTTATTTGATCACTTTCACATTCAAAACAAACATATTCATCATCACACATAAATCTATTATTTTCGTTGATACAATCTTCATTAGGTTTTACATGTTTTAATAAATCAATCATTAGACCCCCTTTTTTTCTTTTAATATCTTTAATATTAATTTTGCTGTTTGTGGTGTTAGTGTCATTGTATTTGTTGTGTTTCCTAAACCATCAAATATTTTTATACCAAAACCATACTCAGTATCTGTTAATCTTTTAAACTGATCTCTTACATAATTTTCATTTTTGTTCACTACTTATACCTCCTACATTCATATTAATTACTTTATTTAATCTTCTATCTTTTTCCTCACTGCTTAATTCATCCCAATCATCAGGAAAGGATAGCCCCGCAATTTCAAAATATCTTTTTTGATATTTGTGTTTTACTTCTGGATTATCCTTATCGCATAACAAACCAAATAATTTTGATACTGTTGCTGCCGTTTTTATTTGATTGTTAGCTGCTGTGACTTGCTCATTATATATTTTTGAACCTCTAGCACTATCAAGATTTTTTTTAAATTCTGCATTTGGTTCTCTTTTTGTTTTTCTTTCAACACCTACAAAGTCTTCAACCCAATTTAAATGCTTAGCTGTCGTAATGCTCCAGACGTTCTCCGATATTCTTAAAACATTATCTTGTAAATATTGGAATGCGATAGGGGTAGAATAAGAATAAAAAACCCTTAACCCGTTCTCGTTTGTGTAATAAAGATTTCTTGTAGATCTCAAATAGTGTTTTTTCATTTTTTCTCCTTTTGTTAAATTATTTGAAATTTTATCTTATTATATCCCATCAGTCAAATGGTATTTTACGGGGCATTGCTGCCCCGTTTTAATTTATCTAAATAATACTGGAACCTTACTTTCATTTAAATCTTCAATGACATCTGCATTATTTAAATCAAATTTTTCATAAAACACACAACCCGCTTCATGATTATACTCAAAATTACAATGTCCGTTTTGTACTGTGTTATGCCCTATATGATGCCTAAATGACTGTGGAACCCTTTTTTTGGCTTCTTCTGGGCTTGAAGCCAGAACGTCAAAGTAAGTTAAAGATTTAATTTCAACTCTGTAATTTTTGTAGTTTTTCATTTTTTTCCTTTTGTTGTGCGGGGCATTGCTGCCCCGCTTTGGTTAATTATGCCTGTAATTGATTTGAAACTTCAGCTATAAAATCAACTACATTTTTTGAGATATCTTCTTGTACATCTGCAAATTCATAAGAAGATAATTTTTCAAGCTTGAAAATATTTTCTTGTACCTTCAAAGCCTGTCTGCTCTCAGCTTCAAGTCTATCATCATCTATTTGATTTAAGATATGATAAACTTTTTTTCTTATTTGTTTTTTCATATATACCTCTTTTGTTAATATAAGATAGGATACTACAAGATAAGATATAATAATATAGTCAAAAGTGTCGCACCCTGTATTTTTTTTATTCAACTTAAAGTTGTATAATTAAAAAATTGGATCGTGACATTTTTGCAACACTGTTGTATTTTTGCACTGTGTCTAATCCTGAAAGTTTACTTTGGAGAAAATTAAAATTAGCTCTGAGTAAAGATAAATTTTTTTTAACTAGAATTGAAACTTTAACTGTTTCAGGTGTGCCAGATGTTTTTGGAATACATAACAATATCTCTTTTTGGATAGAATTGAAATCAAATCGGGTCAACTATCCAACCTTAAATAAATTTCAAATATCATGGATCAATAGAGCGGTTAAGCATGGCGGTAAAATATTTATCTTGCATGAAGCCCAAAAGCACAGACTGCTTAAAATATATAAAATCAATTCTTTTTTTACAGATCCGCGATCCATTAGCCCCGTTTTTATTTGCAAAAAACCCGTCACTTGGCCGTTGTTCGTTGATCGTTTAAAATTGTTATTGTTGACCTGATTACTATTGATAATCTTTTATTATCGTTAGTAATAATTACTGTCCGTTGACCGTTAGAAGGCTCAAATAAAACGCAAAAACAGATCCGAGAAAAAATTAAAAAAGCACCACGGATCGCAGAAAAACGTAAACTGTCAGGCGACACTTGTAGCAAGATACATAGATGTATATAAGGTTCAGATGAAATGGCTTTTCTAGATGGCAATGAATCTTGACACATTAACTGATGAAGAACTAAAGGACTTAGTTTTAAAGAAGCAGCTTGAATATATAAAATTATGCCAAGATGACTTCTTAGCTTTTGCACAAGCCGTATGGCCTGATTTTATTTACAGAAAAACAAACAACCCCAAAAGATACGGGCATCATCAAATCATAGCTGATAAATTTGAAAGAATTGCAAACAACAAAGAGAGAAGATTAATAATCAATATGCCACCTAGGCATACAAAATCAGAATTTGCGTCATACCTTTTTCCTGCTTGGATGATCGGTAGAAATCCTAAAATGAAACTCATGCAAGTTTCACACAATGCAGAACTTGCAACAAGGTTCGGTAGTAAGGTTCGAAACTTAATGGATTCCGAAGAGTACAAAATGATATTTGGAGATGTTAAACTAAGAGAAGATAGTAAAGCAAAAGGCCGTTGGGAGACAAATCATGGGGGCGAATATTTTGCAGCGGGGGTTGGCGGTTCTATAACAGGACGAGGGGCGGATTTGCTTATTATCGATGATCCACATACTGAGCAAGATTCAATGTCTGATACTGCCATGGACAGAACTTATGATTGGTATTCTTCAGGGCCACGTCAAAGATTACAGCCAGGTGGTAGAATTGTAGTTGTCATGACACGTTGGGCAACTGATGATCTAACAGGAAGATTAGTAAAGGCTCAAACAGAACCAAAAGCAGATAAGTGGAACGTAATAGAATTTCCAGCTGTGATGCCAAACGGAAGTCCTGTTTGGCCTGAGTACTGGAGTAAAGAAGATTTAGATTCAGTTAAAGCATCAATATCAACAAAGAATTGGAATGCACAATACATGCAAGATCCAACTTCGGAAGAAGGTGCAATAATCAAAAGAGAATGGTGGCAAGATTATGATAAAGAATATTTACCAAAACTACTACATGTCATACAAAGTTATGACACAGCGTTCTCTGCAAAAGAAACATCTGACTATAGTGCAATTACAACATGGGGAATATTTCAACCAGTAGAGGGTTATGAGGATGCAATAATATTATTAGATGCAGTCAAAGGAAGATATGACTTTCCAGATCTAAAAAATTTAGCCATAGAGCAATATAATTATTGGGAACCTGAAACAGTTATCGTTGAAGCAAAAGCAAGTGGTCAACCATTGATACAAGAGTTAAGGAGAACTGGAATACCAGTGGTGGATTATGTCCCCGCAAAAGGCCGAGATAAGTTTACAAGAATAAATAGCTGTGCGCCTGTATTTGAGTCTGGTATGGTTTGGGCTCCATTAGATGAAAAATTTGCTCAAGATGTGGTTGAGGAGTGTGCAGCATTTCCGAATGGTCAATATGACGACTATGTTGATTCCATGACCCAAGCTGTGTTAAGATACAGGCAAGGTGGATTTATAACAACATACACTGATGATTGGGATGAATCTTCTTTAAAATTTGAGAAGGAGTATAAATATTATTAGTCATGAATGAATCAGAATTACAAAAAGCAGTTGATAGAAGTGAATTAGTCTTTGGTGCGAAAAAAGCTATAAAAAGAGCTAAACAAAGACAACTTGATAAAATTAATGAAGAAAGTCGAAAATTAGTAAAAGCCTACGATAATAAAACAGGACAAGCAAGGTTTGTGCCAGAAAGTGATATAATGAGAAATCCATCTGGTTTTACTCCTATAGAGGGTTCTGTTGCAGATATGCTAAGAACTAGTGACAGAAAAAAACAAGAACGTATTATAAGAAAAGGTTCTGATAGTGGACGTAGACAAATAGAAAGATTAAAAGCACAAGGTCTTGGATCAAAAATTAAACCAAGACCTGGCAAAACAAAAGCATTTAAAATTGGAGGAGCTATGTTAAAAAATCCAGGTAAAGCAGATTTAGATAAAGACGGACAGTTGTCCGGTTACGAAAAGAAAAGGGGCATGGCAATTGAAAAAGCTATGGCA